GCATAGAATATAGCCCAAGTATGATTACTATTGCCATAATATTTGTTTGCTAATATATCTGGACGATCAGAATCTTCTATGGTATATTTGTAATACAGAGCAACGTTGGCTAATATAGCATCTCTAATCTTTCCGCGAACCATTATGTTCACAGATTTTTCGTTACTGTAATCTATTTTAGGAAAAAATTCAAAATGTTTCATTAATATCCCTTATGAACATCTTCTCTAGTTAGAACACCGAGTTCTTTGAATGATAAACTAAGTCTTATATCAACTGGAGCCCCATTGGCAGCAAAAAAACTAGGAATACCTGAACCTGCGTAATCAACACTCATACCAGTAAGGGCAGCAGTTTTAATTTGAAATAGATATTCTGAATCGGTGTTTGTTCCTTTAACGCCCGTTTTCAAATATATATCAAAAGTATCTGGATAGATCATATATCTTCCAGAACCATCTTCTATTTTAGGATGCATGCCAGCTTTGAATGATCTTATAATTTTTCTTATTGCTTCTGTTTCTTCTTCATTTCTTGCCATCATTTGAAAATCAAACGAAAACTCTCTAAAGCTAACACCCTTAAACAATAGAGCCATATGGGGATTTAATGTCTTTTTGGTTAGTTGTTCAAATTGCTGTCCGAAGTTAGAACCTGAAGCAGTGAAATCTAATAGATTAGTGAAACCTCTACCGACTGCTTGAATTGCTGCGTCCATTGCTGCCTTTCTGCCTGCGTCTGTTCCGCCTGCTACATTTTTTACAAACTCAGCACCAGCAGCACCTTCTTTACCCATATCCATATATTGAAATACGGTCATTTGTATTTCTTCCCACTGCGACCCATAATTAACTTTCATCTGTGGAGGCATGTATAAAGCCATTCTTGCTGGAGAGTCTTTATCAGTATCTTTTGATATCTCGTTTTGATTAACTGGATCTCTTTTAACAAAAAGGATAAACGCTTCATTTGCTGGCGTAAATAGGTCTGAAGGGAATATAGCAGAAGTTCCACCAAGACTAGCTTTAGTATTAGCATCTATGATGGTTCCCGAGGCAGTAGCTCGTTTACCAATAGCTTTTAAGAAAGATTCAAATCCCATATTTTATGACCTACCAAGGAAAGTTTAAACCCAAAAACCCAAGCAAGTATAATGGTGATTATACTGGGATTGTTTATCGTTCATCTTGGGAACTATCTGTAATGTTGTGGTGTGACAATAATTCAAAAGTTGTTTCATGGTCCTCCGAAGAACTTATTATACCTTATTTATGTCCGACTGATGGAAGCTATCATCGTTACTTTGTGGATTTTCAGATAGAATTAGAGTCTGGTAGAAAACTATGGATAGAAGTAAAACCTAAGAAACACACACAACCACCCAAAAAACCGAAACGTCAAACTAAACGATATATCACTGAAGTTATGTCATATGTAAAGAACCAAGCTAAATGGAAAGCAGCGGATGCCCTTGCTAATAAGAATAGCGCAACGTTTCAGGTATGGACAGAAGATACTCTAAAAGCTTTAGGTATTAAAGTTCTTGGATCTTAACTAAATACCACTATGTCTATATACACGAAAATATTAAAAGACCTGTTTCAAAAAGACTTAAACCAAGAAGTCTTTGAAGCAAGAACCAGAGTATCATTAGAATGGTATAGAAAGAAGATTCAAACCTATTATGGTAATACTTCACTGAAGCTAGACACAAAAATCATACCTCACACACCAATAAATCATATTAATCCAGGCTGGATGTATTCATTCAAATATAATCCAAAACATAAAGATAAACTACCCTATTATGACCTATTTCCATTAGTATTGATAATCAAACCAGTTCCTGGAGGTTTTCTAGGTCTAAACTTTCATTACCTAAGACCAGTAGATAGAGCATTTTTCATGGATGCGCTCTATAAATTTGAAACACCTGACACAAGAAATAATACTTTACGAATAAATATAACATACAATATACTACAAAGCTCAAGAAGAATGAGATTCTACAAAGCATGTATTAAAAGATATAGGTATTATAACATAGGTAATTTTTTCGTACCAGTAACACCAGAAGAATGGGATATGGCATTATTTTTACCAACTGAAAGATTTAAGAACGAAACAAAAAAAGATATCTGGGAAGATTCAAGGAGCAAATACTAAATGGGATTATTTTCACCCGACACATTAAAATTTTCATTTGACAAATTAGGCGAGCCATCACGTCCGTGTCATTATGTGTGCTTCATATCACCACCTCCAGGAATGTTATTAGGTGGTTCTCTTGGTGTTTTAGGAACAGTATTAAGTGTTGCTGGCTCAGCACAAGTGAGCTTGATGGCAGAAACAGCTAGTATTCCTGGTAAGCAAATAGCAACCACACCATTTACTATGTACGGCTCAACAATGAAAATGCCATATGGTACATTGTATGATGATTTCAATGTTGGTTTTATTTGTACAAAATCAATGGTAGAAAGAACTTTCTTTGATGTATGGATGAATTACATCCACAACCCACATAATAATTATATGAATTATTTTGATGATTATTGCTCAACTATAGTAGTTGTAAAACTTAATGATAGTGTTGGAGCTGATGTGTCTTCGGCTGCTAATCTACTATCAGTGTGGCAATTACAAGAATGTTTTCCTATAGCAATAGCGGCCCAAGAATTAAGTTATGCTTCAGAAGATTATTTGAGATTAAACATACAGTTTGCTTATAGAAAATATAATGCTGCCGTAGACCTTATTTCATCTCCTATACTTCCAGGCGGTCTTACACCTGGATTACCAGATTTAAGCTCTTATATTCCACTAGCAACATCTTTGGTAGCACAACTATTAGCTTAAATTATTGTACCTAAATTATAGTATTATAAACATGGAGTTATTATGGCATTACCAAAATTAGACACACCAACATATGAAGTTGTTGTACCATCAACAAAAGATACGATACTTGTTAGACCGTTCTTAGTCAAAGAAGAAAAAATTCTTCTTATGGCTCTTCAAAGCGGAGACCCTGAAGATATCGTAAGAGCAACAAAACAAATCATAAACAACTGTATTGTTACTTCTAATTTCAATATTGATACATTAGAAATGTATGATATAGAATACATCTTAATACAATTACGAATTAGTTCTATAGGTGAGACAGCAAAGATTAGATTTCTACCAAGACAAGGGACAGAATGTCCTGAATGTTCAAAACCGCGAGTAGTTGAAATTAATCTTAAAGATGCTAAGATTGAAGCTAAAGAGGGACACTCTAAAAAAATCTTCTTAACACCTAATGTTGGTTTAATTATGCGTTACCCTAACGCAAAAATGCTTGACGCATTAGAGAAAGCACGAGCCTCTAAAGATCTAAACGATCTCTTCAAAGTAATTTGGGGATGTGTTGAAAATGTCTTTGAAGATGAAAAGCTCAACAAAGCATCAGAAGTAACAACAGAAAAAGGCGTAGAGTTTTTAGAAAACTTACGTTCTGACCAGTTTATATTAATAGAAGACTTCTTTAGAACAATGCCAAAGCTATCACAAAAAATTACTGTTAAGTGTGGAATATGTCCTTTCACACAAGAATATACTCTTGAGGGGTTAGAAAGTTTTTTCGGATAACGCTGGGCCACAACAGCCTAGAGAATTACTATCAGTCGTTATTCTCTTTGGTTCAGCATCATAAGTATAGTTTGACTGAACTTGAGAGTCTAATTCCATACGAGTTAGAACTATACATGTTATTGCTAGTTAAGCACCTTAAGGAACAAGAGCAATTGGCTCAACAAAGGCGCAATAAATAACCTTATGGAAGCAGATAATAAAGCACAAGAATTTAACTTAGAAGGCGCTAAAGAACACGCCAAGAAAATTGCTATACTTGCCGCAAATCGTTGGAAACATCGTAGACGAATGGCATATATTTCCCTACTATCTATTCTAGTTGTAACTTATTGGTGTTTGTTTGAAGTGCCGCCGGCAAGATTAAAAGTTTTAGATAATATCATAACTTGGTTCTATATTATAATGGGTTCAGTTATTGGAGCTTATGTTGGTTTCGCAACTCTTGATGATAAATGGAAAGGCACTAATAAAGCCAACAAGAAAGAAGAAGAGTAATAACAAATGGCACTTAACGACGTACTTGATAAAGAAATACAAGAAAATCTATCAAAAGATGAAAAGAATTTCTATGGTATTGATCGCGCCTTAGATGAAGAAGAAAATAAAACCCAATCAGATTTCTCACGTAATGTTTTTCGTATTATTCAATCTACATTAGTTGGAGCAGACAAAGCTTCTATTGATGAACTAGAACAACGAAACATTAGATTAAACAATTTAAGAAAATACACCAAACAAGCAGGAGTTGGGCCAACCGAAGAAGGTATTGTTTTAGATTCTATTAATAAAGTACAGACTGCTATTCAAGCACAACTAGCAAGTAAAAAAGCTTTTTTCGCTAGAGCTAAAAAAATTGTTTCGGATAGTTCCGTTGACGTTGGAGCACTATTAATTGGTATAGCAGGCGGCGACCCACTAATAGGGTTAGGAGTAAAAATTGCTGGTGATTTCTTAAAATCACGCAAAGAGAAAAAAGTTGCTGCCGAAGAACAAAAGAAGGCAACACTTAGAGAAGACGCCGAAGCATTAAGACCCACCAATACACAACCAGATAAAGATAAAGATAAATCTGACCCATTTTCTCCTTATGGTTCGCCGTTAATGAGAGACACAAAAAGTCCTTTCGGTGGCGGTAGTGGCGGTAGTGGTGGAGGACTAGACTCAGATGGAAGTCTATTGAATATACTTCAAGATATCTTCTTATTCACAGAAGAAATTTCAGATGATGTAAAAAAACTTGTTCAGTTTGCTGATAAAGACGCAACAAATAAAAGTCTTAATGCTCTTGATTCTGTAGAATCATCAAGAGAGGGCAGGGGATTAGTAAGAGATAAAGACTCAGGCGGAACTAAAAAACAAGGTAAAGGAATTCTAGGTAGTCTATCAGATCTATTGGGTGGCGGCAGCGGAGGTAAAGGTAGTTTACTAATGATGATTGGTAAATATGGTCTTATGGCAGGTGCCGCTGGTGCTGTGTTATATGGTGCATATGATATAATGCAATCATATTTGAAAACTGGTAAGTTTGGTGATAGTGACACAGAAAAATTCATTCAAGGTTTAGATAAAAGTCTTATTGATGGTATTGCTAATCTAGGAGCAGGCGCAAAAGCGGGAGCTGAAGCAGGCTCGGCAGTATTACCTTTGGGTGGAACTATCGTAGGAGCTTTATTCGGTCTTATGATGGATGGTGTCAATAGTTGGCTAGGTGATGCCGTCCCTGATATGGGAGCAGCAAATCCATTTCAAGCTGGACTATTTGGTATCTTTGATTTTCTTATGTCAACAATTAATGGGATGTTTAAATCTATTTTTGATATGGCAGATTCCGCAGTCGCTCTACTTCCAGAAGACTTTGGTATTCGCGGCGCTGCAATGGAACAAGTCAATAAAGCAAGAAGTGCTGTATTAGGAATGACCGAGCCTCTTTCCGCTTCATTAACTAAAGATAATAAAGATGCTGTAAATAAAGATTTTGATAAACAAGACGCAGAATTAGATAGAGAATTCAAAACTGGCACAGGAAGATTTTCTTATGAAATGGTAGGAGATGCTGAAGGAGCTAAAGAAGGTTCATACGCAAATCAAAAGAAAATATCACAAGTAAAAAGAACAAAGGCACTTGCCGTAGCTAATACTATAGATCAAAAGGCCGCAGCAAAACCACCAACACTTCCTGGCGGTTCAGGTACTTCTGGAGCTCCTGGTTCTCCAGAAAGTGCTCCCAAAGCAGTCGGATCATCTTCAATATCAGGTGATACTGGAAAAGAATTATTAATCAGTGCTATGAATGGGGCAGGAATTACTGACCCAACAGAACGTGCTGCCTTTATGGCACAAATGTCACATGAAAGTATGGGTTATACCAGACTAAGAGAAATGGCATCTGGACAAGCTTATGAAGGTAGAATTAAAAATTTAGGTAATACAGAACCAGGAGATGGACCTAGATTTAAAGGTAGAGGTTTCATACAACTAACAGGAAGAGCAAACTATAAAGAATTCGGAAGTAGAATTGGTTTAGATCTTGAAAATAATCCTGATTGGGCAGCAGACCCAAAGATAGCTGCACGAGTAGCGACAGAATTCTGGAAAGCTAGAGTTAAACCAAGAGTTAAAGATTTTTCTAATATAACCGCCAGCACAAAAGTTATTAACGGCGGCAGTAATGGTTTAGAAGATAGACAAAAAAGATTCGCAAAAACAAGTCAAGATACTAGTATTACGGCAGTAGGAAATACTAACCCATCTGGTCCAGCAGTGGCTCCACCAACCGCTTTGGCTAGTGCTGCCTCACCTGCGTCTTCAGGAACATTAACGCAAGTAGCACAAGCACAACAATCAGTAGATCAAACAAATGCTGCGGCCGCAACAAATGTTGTTTATGCTCCACAAACTAATAATATGATGTCCGGAGGTGGTGGAAATAATGGAGCACCGAACGCTACTAACATTCAATGCTCCACTATGGGCGGCAGTGTTACTGGCGCCTGCGGAGTTTAATCTTCACTAGCTAATTGCTGAAGATAACTAATATCATCATCAACATTTTCGGGAGTCTCAGAAGTTGAAGTTTCTTCACTTTCTGTTACTTCTGCTACTGTAGCCGCAACAGTTTTTGGTGCGCTCTTCTGTGTGGTTTCAGCATTACCCTTCGGCAACGATAAACCAAGTACACGATCAAGTCTAGCTTTCAATGCATCATATGACTTAAACTGATCTGGTGCTACAACATCACTCAGTTTATATTGACTTTCCCAAAGATTCTTAATCTTTGTATCATCACCGTCCAATAGGGCAGCAGGCGTAGCGAATTCTGACTTATCATAATTAGGAAAACTATCAACCTTTGCTACACGTAGCTTAAAGTTTGAACCTTCCCATGGACAGAATACGTTAATCCCTTCCTTCTTTTGTTCGTCAAGCTCATCTTGTTCAGGAAACATAGCATTACGGATCTTATCAAAAATTCGCTTACCAAACTTATACAAGAATACCTTACCTTCATTTTCAGGTGCTCCTGGATCTTTGATAACAAGAATGTTTGAAACATAACTAAACTTACGCTTAAGCTTCTTAGCTTTTTCACGATTCGCCTCAATACCAGTCTGCCACAATTCAGAAAACTTATCCTGTACTGGATCTTTACGACCAATACTAGTCAAAGCTTTTTCAATATACCAACCGCCTGGACCCTGAAAAGCATATTCAGTTAGTTCTACCCACGGCTGACTATCACCTTCACTCACTGGAAGAAAGCGAATAATAGCTGAACCAACACCATCTTTACCTTGTGTCGGGCGCCAGAAACGTTCATCTTTTTGTCGCTCTTGTTTACCTTCACCGCCAAGCTGTTCAAGCTTTTGCTGAATGGCCGAAAGACCAGAGGTGCCCTTCGTCTTTTTAATTGCATCAAATGACATATTTTTCTCCTATATTCAAATTGGTCTTTTCAAAATAATCAATATACTATAATGTTTGACCTTAACACTATAGTAGCATATCATTACAATAATACAAAGAC